AGGACAGGCTGAAGACCAACGAAGCGGCATACGACGACGAGACCGGCCGCATGGACGAGCGGGAGGCGCTGTATGCCGGGACGAACGAGATGCGGCCTATCGTGCAGGGCGAGCGGAAGACGAAGGCCGTGCATGTGCGCAATATCTGCGCGGAGATCATCGAGGCGCAGACAGACAGCAACATTCCACAGCCGAAGGTGACGGCCAGACGCAAGCAGGACGAGATGAAAGCAAAGCTCATCGAGGACATGCTGCGCAACGAGCTTGACAGAATGCCGTTTGAACAGCTCAACGACATTATGGAGCGGACGGTGCCCATTCAGGGCGGCGCGGCGTTTCTGGTGGAGTGGGACAACACGCAGCGGACGCACTTCACCATCGGGGAGCTGGCGGTATCCACGCTTCACCCGAAGCAGATCATCCCGCAGGACGGCGTGTACACCGGCATCGAGGACATGGACTACATCATCCTCAAAATCCCGCAGACGAAGGAATACATCCGCAGGCGCTACGATGTGGACGTATCAGACGAGAGCGAGGAAGAGCCGGACATCAAGGGCACCGGTGGGGACACCACGGCGAACGACCTTGTGACGCAGTACATCGCCTACTACCGCAACGACAAGGGCGGCATCGGTCTTTACAGCTGGGTGAACGACACGCAGCTGGAAGACCTTGAAGACTATCAGGCGAGGCGGCTGCGCAGGTGCGTGAAGTGCGGCGCGGTGGAGCCGCTGCTGACGGAGCCGGAGATGGACGCGCCGGACATCCTGCTACCGAACGGCATGAGCGCGGCGGCGGAGGTGGACTTTGACGCGGCGGCGGATGCGCTTGCAAGAGAGACAAGGCCGCTGCCGCTGCGGGGCGGGCGGAAGAAATGCCCATACTGCGGCGGAAGCAAGTGGGAGGAGACCGAGGAAGAGTTCGAGGAAATCCCTGTGGCCGTCACCAGAAGCGACGGAAGCACCATCGGCGGCATGGTACGCCGAGAGGTGGCATCCGACACAGAGACGGACGAGCTGGGGCTGCCGGTGGTGGAGATCATCGAAGAGCCGACGAAGGTGCCGTTCTACAAGCCAGACATCTTCCCGGTCATCCTGCAGAAGAACGTGAGCGTGTACGGGCGCTTCCTCGGAGACAGCGATATTGACAAGATCGCCGACCAGCAGAACACCACCAACCGCATCGAGAGCAAGATCATCGACAAGCTGCTGAAATCGGGCAGTTACATCACGCTGCCGGACGAGGCCAGCATCCGCGTGGACGCGGAGGACATGAAGGTCATCCGACCGGGCAATGCGGCCACCAAAGCGCTGATCGACGTATACGACCTGCAGGGCAACGTGGAGCAGGACATGGTGTACCTGTCGCAGGTATACGAAGAGGCACGCCAGATCATCGGCATCACGGACAGCTTTCAGGGGCGGACAGACCGCACGGCCACCAGCGGCAAGGCAAAGGAGTTCGCGGCGGCGCAGAGTGCTGGCAGACTGGAAAGCAAGCGCGTAATGAAAGACGCGGCGTATGCGGCGCTGTTCGAGGCTATGTTCAAGTTCAAACTGGCGTACACGGACGAGCCGAGGCCGGTGGTGTCCAACGACATCCACGGCAACGCACAGTACGAGACGTTCAACCGCTATGACTTCCTTGAACAGGACGCGGCGGGAGAGTGGTGCTGGAACGATCAGTTCCTCTTCAGCTGCGATACCTCTGCCCCGCTGGCATCGAACCGCGAGGCCATGTGGCAGGAGACGCGCATGAATCTGCAGACCGGAGCCTTCGGAGACCCGGCGCAGATTCAGACGCTCATCCTGTTCTGGACGAAGATGGAGCTACTGCACTATCCGGGAGCCGGAGAGACGCGGGCATACCTCGAAGAGGAACTGCACAAACAGCAGCTGCAGCAGCAGATGGCCATGCAGATGCAGATGGCACAGCAGCAGATGCAGCAGGCTCAGATGCAGCAGCAGAAGAATGGCGGGCTGGACATGCAGACAGCACAGGCCGTCATCCAGAGAGCGCAGCAGGACGCTGCGCGTGATTCCGGGCAGACCATGGGAGCGAATGCTCCCGTCTGACATAGATACTTCCCTATCATTCGGGTATCGCCCGACCTCCTGAAGCGGGAAGCGGCGCGGGACTGGGGCACCCGCGCCGCCGACCGTGACACAAAGGAGCATCAAGGAAAGAAAGGAGGACGCAGAGATGGCAGATAAGACCTACGCTGGCAGCATCAAGAACACCGGCGCGCAGGTGGTGAAGGCACCCTTCAGCGGCGACAACAAGAAGGGCAACGGCACCGTGAAGACCGGCAACGACCTGAGAGGCAGCAAGAACAAGTAAGACCATCTGACAAAGCAAGCCCCACATTCGCAGGAAAAGCGCAAAAATCCAGAGAGGAGCACAACACATGGACATCGACTACGGCGCATTGTTTGGCATTGACGAAGGCGGAAAAGAGCAGGAGATCGCCGACCCTGCCACGGACGAGACCACACAGGCGCAAGGCGCAGAAGAGCAGGAAGCCGCCGACCCTGCCGAAGAAGAGACGCAGGACACAAGCGCCGAAGAACCGCAGGGAGCTGCGGAGGACGGCGAAGATCATAGTGAGACGGGCAAGCAGACCCCGGAGCAGAACGCAGCGTTTGCAGCGGCACGCCGCAAGGCGGAGGCGGAGCGGGATGCCGCCGTGGAGAAGGCGCGCACAGACGCACAGGAAGAAGCGAGGCGCACCATCGACGAGGCGTTCCGAAACAGCGGACTGGTGAACCCGTACACGAAGCAGCCCATCACATCGAAGGCGGAGTACGACGAGTACCGCCAGCGCTTCGATGCAGAGCGCAAAGCCCGCGTGCTGAAGAAGAGCGGGATGAGCGACGAGGAGTTTGACGCATTCGTGAACGACCTGCCGGAAGTGAAGCAGGCCAAGGAAGCGCAGGCGGCGGCGGAGCGGGCGCAGCAGGAGGCCAACGAGGCACAGGCACGGGTGAAGGTGGACGAGCAGCTAAAGGAGATCGGCAAGCTGAACCCCAACATCCGGGAGCTGAAAGACCTTGCGGCCATGGAGACCTATCCGAAGTTCTACGAGCTGGTGAAGAAGGGTAACACGCTGGTGGATGCCTACCGGCTGGCAAACTTCGAGGCTCTGACCAGCAGCGCGGCGGCGGCCACCAGACAGGCAGCTCTCAACAACCTGCAGGGCAAGCAGCACATGGGACAGACCAAGGAACGAGGCGCGGGCGCGGTGAGCGTACCGGCTGAAGTGAAGGAGATGTACCGCGCGCTGAATCCGGGTGCCACGGATGCAGAGATACAGGCACACTACAACCGCAGCCATAAAAAGGGCTGACGAAGCGAAAGGAGAAAAGCACAATGGCTTTCAAGATTTATTCCACTGATGACAACCGCGTGCCGGGTATTGAATACCTGCCCGCAAGCGCCATCGCCCCCAAGGTGGGCATGGCACTGACGCAGACCACCGGCCAGCTGGCGCTGGCTACCGGCGCAACCGCGCCCACTTACATCTCCATGTGCGAGAAGGACAGCGAGTGCACGGCAGGCGACATCATCCCCGTTATCCGCGTGGGCAAGGACATGATTCTGGAGACCACCTTTGCAGCTGCCGCAACCAGCATCAAGCTGGGCGACAAGGTGACGCTGCACACGGACGGCCTGCAGGTCACGGCCACGACCACCAACGGCGTGGCGGAGGTGGTGTACATGGACGGCACCGCCAGCGGCAGCATGTGCCGCGTGCGCTTCTAAGAACGACGAAAGGAGTATCGTGAACAATGGCTAATATCACCTTTACCGAAGGCTCCGGCCTTCAGGACAGCATTTTCGGCAAGTCTCAGGAGCCGATCAAGATGTTCCTCGAAAAGAGGGGCGAGGCGTTTGAACAGACCAGTATGCTGCCGGAGCTGTTCAATATGGGCAGCAGCAACCACTGGGGCGAAAAGTTCTCCACCATGACGGCCATGGACGGCTTCCAGCCGGTGGGCGAGAACGGCGACTACCCCGTGGACGGTATGCAGGAGGGCTTCGCAAAGTTCCTCGAACACATGACGTGGAAGAACAGCTTCTCCCTGTCCCGTGAGATCGTGGAGGATGCAAAGCTGATGGATTTGAAGAAGCAGCCCGCTGGCTTCATCACCAGCTACTACCGCACCCGTGAGAAGTTCGGCGCTGCCCTCATCGGCGCGGCTATCCAGAAGAAGACGGAGACCACCTTCTCCGGCAAGACCTTTGACGTGAAGACCGCCGATGGCAAGTGCCTGTTCGCCACCAACCACCCCAGCAAGCTGGGCAAGTCCAACCAGTCCAACCAGTTCTCTGATGCCTTCAGCAACGACGCGCTGATGGCGATGGAGGCGAAGATGCAGGACTTCCGTGGCGACAACGACGAGGTACTGGATGTGGCTCCCACCACCATCCTCATCCCCAACGACTACAAGCTCAAGCGCGACGTGTTCGCAGCCATCGGCGCGGACAAAGACCCTGCCACTGCCAACAACGGCTTCAACTACAACTTTGGCCGCTGGAACGTGGTGGTGTGGCCGTACCTGAACCAGTTCATCGCGTCCGGCACTTCCCCGTGGATTCTGCTGGACAAGAAGTACAACGACGAGTACGGCAGCGCCATGTGGCTTGACCGCGTGCAGCTGGAGGTACGCAGCGAGCTGGCTGGCAACGATGCCAACGTGTGGAAGGGCTATGCCCGCTTCATCGCCGGTTTCAACGACTGGCGCGGCTACGCTGTGGGCGGCGTGACTGGCGGTACGCAGCTCATCGGCGGCTAAACAGAACACAGACCGGACGGGGCGGCGGCGCAGGCCGCTGCCCCGTTTTCCATTCCAAGGAAAGGAGGACGGAAATGGCGACACTGAAGAGCGTCATCGACTATGTAGACGAGATCAAGCCCAACGCCTTCTCAAACGAGGCGAAGACAAAGTGGCTGAACGAGTGTGAAGGGCTGGTGCAGACCGAGGTCTTACTGTGGGCGAGCGAGGAGATCATCACCTACCAGTACGACGCGGACAAGGACAAGGAGCTGCTGGCACAGCCGCCGCACGACAAAATCTACTGGGCATACCTGACGGCCATGATCGACTTCGCCAACGGCGAGTACAACAAGTACCAGAACACGATGCAGATGTTCAACAGCTTCTTCGGCGAGTTCATGCGCTGGTTTGCCCTCAACTACCGTCCGGCAGATACCCACGAGGAGGTATATGTATGAGCGGGTACGGAAACACGAAGATCGGAACCGAGTGGCGCGGGTATTACATCACCGCCTACGGCATCGCCGTGAAGCACGGCTTTCAGGGGACGGAGGAGGAATGGCTGAAGAGCCTGAAGGGCGACGGCGGCGAGCCTATCGTCATCCGCTATGACGAAACCGCGCAGCAGCTGCAGTGGAAGTACGAAAGCGACACACAGTGGCAGGAGCTGCTGAGCCTGAGCGAGCTGCAGGGCGATGTGGTGAGCCAGACGCTGGCGGCGGCACAGAACGCCAAGACGGCGGCGGAGGCGGCGCAGAGTGCGGCGGAGACCGCAGCACAGACCACCGGCGCAGACGCAGCCGCAGCCAAGAGCGGCGCAGACACCGCAACGGAGAAAGCCGCAGCGGCGGCAGCAAGCGCCAAGACCGCCACGGACGCGGCGGGAGAAGCACAGACGGCGGAGAGCAGCGCCAAGGGCTACGCCTCCACCAGCGGCACAAACGCCACAGCGGCAGCACAGAGCGCGACAGACGCGCGAAGCGCCAAGGCGGCGGCAGAGACAGCGGCCAGCACGGCAACGAGCGCCAAGACCGCAGCGCAGACTGCTGAGACGAACGCCAAGGCCAGCGAGACTGCAGCGGCGAGCAGCAAGACGGCGGCGGCAACCTCTGCCAGCAAGGCGGAAAACGCGCAGAGCGCGGCAGAGGATGCACAGGCGGCGGCAGAGACGGCAGCAAGCACGGCAACGAGCGCCAAGACCGCAGCGGAAACCGCCAAGACGGGCGCGGTGAGCGCACAGAGCAAGGCACAGAGCGCACAGGCGAAGGCGGAGGGCGCTGTCGCAGACGCGGAGGAAAGCGCCGCAGCGGCGGCGCAGAGCGCCACACAGGTGGCAGCCAACAGCAAGACTGCCGAAAGCTGGGCGGTGGGCGGCACCGGCACCCGCGAGGGCGAGGACAGCAACAACGCCAAATACTGGTGCGAGAGCGCACAGGCCATTGCGGGCGGCGGCGTGACCAGCTTCAACGGGCGCGGCGGCATCGTGAAGCCGCAGAAGGGCGACTACACGGCGGAGATGGTGGGGGCGGATGCCTCCGGCGCTGCGGCGGCGGTGCAGAGCAATCTGGACGGCCACGAGGGCGACACCACGGCGCACATCACAGCGGCGGAGCGCACCAAGTGGGACGGCAAGCAGGATAAGCTGACCTTCGACACATCCCCGACGGCGGGCAGCGCAAACCCTGTAACCAGCGGCGGCGTGAAGACGGAGCTGGACAAGAAGGCCAACGCCACGAGCCTCGGCGCACACACCGGCAACACGAGCAACCCACATCAGGTGACGGCGGAACAGACGGGCGCAGACCCGACGGGAACGGCGGCAAGCGCGGTATCGGCGCATAACAGCTCCAGTACGGCGCACAGCGACATCCGCACCGCGCTTGCAGGGAAAGAGGCGGCGGGCGCTGCGGCAGCCGTGCAGGGCAACCTCGACGATCACGAGGGCAACACCACCGCGCACATCACGGCGAGCGAGCGGACGAGCTGGAACGGAAAGAGCGGGAAGGCGGTCTCTTTCACGGTGACACTGACGGCGGCGGGATGGAGCGGCAACGCGCAGACTGTGAGCAACAGCAAGTTCGTCACGAGCGGGTACGCCTACACGGTATGCCCTGCGGGAGACAGCTTTGCAGGCTACGCAGAGGCGGTGATCTACGCCGACGATGTGACCACGGCGGGAAAGATGACCTTCCACTGCAATGAAGCACCCACGGCCAATCTGACCGTGAACATTCTGAGAACGGAGGCAACGGCATGAGTTTGGTATTCAACATGGTGGGCGGCGGAGGCGGCGGCATCAAGCTGACCAGCATCGCCATCACGAAGGCACCAACGAAGACCACCTACACGCAGGGCGAGACCTTTGACCCGGCAGGCATGGTGGTGACAGCAACCTACAGCAACGGCGCGACGCTGAAATGCACGGGCTACAGCTACGAGCCGAACACACCGCTGGCGGACGGCACAACGAAGGTGACTATCCGCTACACCGAGGGCGGCGTGACGAAGACGGCGGAGCAGGCCATCACGGTCATTCACCGGCTGACGAAGATCGAGATCACGGCGCAGCCGACGAAGAAGGTCTATGAGTACGGCGACAGCTTCCAGAGCGCGGGCATGGTGGTGAAGGCCACCTACTCTGACGGAGCGACCGCCAATGTGACGGGCTACAGCTGCAGCCCGGCGACGCTTAATGCCGTGGGCACGCAGACGATCACGGTAAGCTACACGGAGCGGAACGTGACCAAGACGGCCACCACCAGCGTGACGGTGAACCGGAAGACGATCTCCACGGTGCCGAGCCAGAGCGGGAGCCTGACCTACAACGGCGGCAGCCAGTCCCCCACATGGAACAACTACAACACGGCACAGCTGACCATCGGCGGCACGACCACGGGCACCAACGCAGGGAGCTACACAGCGACCTTCACGCCGAAGAGCAACTACCGATGGAGCGACGGAAGCACCACGCCGAAGAGCGTGAACTGGAGTATCGGGAAGGCAGCGGGCAGCCTCTCCATCTCCCCCGCCAGCATGACACTGGACACCACGACAAAGAGAAAGACCATCACGGTGACGCGCAGCGGCGACGGCACGATCAGCGCCGTGAGCAACAACACAGCGGCGGCGACGGTGAGCGTATCGGGCAACACGGTGACGGTGACGGGTAAGGCCAACGGCAGCGCGACGATCACCATCAGCGTGGCGGCGGGAACGAACTACACCGCACCGGCGAACAAGACCTGCGCGGTGACGGTGAGCTTCCTGAAGGACAACTTCGCGGACAACGACTGGGCTTCCATCATCGCGGCGTGCCATTCGGGCAGCGTGCCGAGCACATGGGTGGTGGGCAACAGCAAGACGATGACCATCAACGGTGCGAGCTATCAGGTGGACATCATCGGCAAGAACCACGACACCTACGCCAACGGCGGGAAGGCACCGCTGACCTTCCAACTGCACGACTGCTACGGCGAGACCAAGAACATGAACAGCTCCAACACCAACAGCGGTGGCTGGACGAGCTGCGCTATGCGAAGCACACACCTGCCCGCCATTCTGGCGCTGATGCCGACGGAGGTACAGAACGGCATCCGGGAGGTGAATAAGATGACCTCGGCGGGCAGCCAGAGCGCCACCATTAACACCACGGCGGACAAGCTGTTCCTGCTGAGCGAGATCGAGATTTTCGGCAGCGTCAGCTATTCCAAGAGCGGCGAGGGCACGCAGTATGACTACTACAAGGCGGGCAACAGCAAGGTGAAGAAGTACAACGGCAGCGCGTACCCCTGGTGGGAGCGCTCTCCGTATGGCAGCAGCTCCACGTATTTCTGCCGTGTCGACAGCTACGGCACCGCCAACTCCAACGTTGCGAGCAGTGCGTGTGGCGTGGCCTTCGGCTTCTGCTTTTAATCCAGCATCTGAGGAAATCCCGCAGCCTGTGTGCTGCGGGATGGAAGGGAGAGAACCATGTCGGTCTACAAATCAAAACGGGGCGAGAGCAGCGTGCAGTTCATCGAAACGGCAAGACAGCTGGAGGCACACACCTTCGCGTGCTGCATGAAGGCACCGAAGCGGTACGAGCGGTTTCTGACGGGACGCATCATGGAGCTGAGCAGCGAGGTGCATGACCGGGTACGGGCGGCGAACAACATCTGGCCGACGAACCGGCACGAGGCGCAGCTGCGCAGGGACGAGCTGATGCGAGCGAACAACGCGCTGCAGAACCTCGGCCCAAAGCTGCAGCTGCTGTATGACAGCATTTTGCAGAACCCGGAGGGATATGGGTGGATTCACAAGGCGATGCAGCGCTGGGGCGACCTCATCTGCGAGGAGGCGAAGCTCATCGCGGCGGTGAAGAAGAACGACCGGCAGCGGTACAAAGACCTTCCGGAATGAAGAACATGGGTCAAGCTCTGTATTTGTTGCACTTGCGGCAGCGCGAACAACTGGTGGGAGCGCTCTCCGAATGGCAGCAACTCCACGAATTTCTGCAATGTCAACAGCAACGGCAACGCCAACTACAACAACGCGAGCAATGCGAATGGCGTGGCCTTCGGATTCTGCAAGAGATGGGTCAGGACAGTAACCGGCAGCGGCGAAGCAGCACCCTTGCAGAAGGAGAGCTTGTTCCCGGCACAGCCAAAACAATCCTCTGATGCAGTCAGCCGGACGCTGCTTGCATGGCGGGCGAATGTGCGGACAGCCCGTTCCATGGCTGGTACTGCCACGCGGATAGAACACGCACCCAAGAATAATTCCGTACAGGGGATGCCATAACGGGCGAGGAGAATTATGACGAGCGAAGAGAGACACGAGGCACGGTACAGGAGAAGAAAAGCGGAACGCCAGCGGCGAAGAGATGCACGCAGCGAGGCGTGCGGGAGCTTTGAGCAGGTATTCAGCTACGAGCACCTGTACCGGGCGGGACGGGAATGCTGCAAGGGCGTGGGCTGGAAATGCTCCACGCAGCGGTATCTCGGCAACTTTACCGCCAACATCGCCCGGACGCACCGGGAGCTGATGGACGGCACATGGAAGACCAAGGGCTTTTTCGCCTTCGACCTGATGGAACGGGGAAAGCTGCGGCACATCAGCAGCGTGCACATCGCGGAGCGGGTGGTGCAGCGCTGCCTGTGCGATAACGCGCTGGTGCCGCTGTTCTCGGCGGCGTTCGTGTACGACAACGCGGCGAGCCTGAAGGGCAAGGGCATCGACTTTGCCATGGATAGGCTGACCTGCCACCTGCAGCGGTACTACCGAAAGCACGGGACGGACGGCTGGGCGCTGGTATTCGACTTTTCGGACTACTTCAACTCCGCGCCGCACGCGCCGATCTACGCAGAGAGCGAGCGGCGCATCCGGGACGAGCGGGTGCAAAAGCTGGCGTGCGGTCTGATGGAGGACTTTGGCGAGCGGGGCTTCGGCCTCGGCAGTCAGGTGAGCCAGATCGACGCACTGATGCTGCCAAACCGGCTTGACCACTTCATCAAGGAGCAACTGCACATCGAGGGCTACGGCAGATATATGGACGACGGCTATCTCATCCACGAGAGCCGGGACTACCTGCAGGAATGCCTGAAGCAAATCCGGGCGGTATGCGCAGACCTCGGCATCCGGATGAACGAGAAGAAGACGCGCATCGTGAAGCTGCAGGAGCTGCACTTCCTGAAGACGCGATTCTATCTGACGGAGACGGGAAAGGTGCGGCGGAAGATGTGCCGCAAGAGCGCAAGGCGGATGCGGCGGAAGCTGAAGACCTTCCGGCGCTGGATGGACGAAGGGAGAATGACGGAAGAGGACATCCGAACGGCATACGAGAGCTGGCGCGGACACATGCGGCGCGGAAACAGCTACCGGGTGCTGCGGCGGATGGATAGATTCTACAAACGACTGATGGGAAAAGGAGTGTAAGAGCATGTACGAGATCAGAAAGGCGGGAGATGTGCTGGCGCTCACGGAGCAGCCGAACTACATCCGCAAGCACCCGGACGGCTTCTACGTTCTCTGCGAGGAGGAAGCGGCGCAGGGCGTGGCGGTGGATGGAACGGCGTACCGCCTGATGGGGCGAACTGGGCTTGATGAGCTGGAAGAGGTACAGATCGTCCGGCGAGACGCGGGAACGATCATCTTGCAGCAGGGCAAGGACGCTGCCATGAGCAGAGCGGAGATCGAAACGGCGCTGTGCGACATTGACGCGGCGAACGAGGAGGCGCACGCATCCTACGAAATGGCACTGTGCGACATTGATGAAGCGATGAACGGAGGTGAAACAGTATGAACGAGATTTGGGCAAACCGTCTGATCGCGGGCGACAAGAAGTGGGTGAACGTTCCGGCATCCAGAAAGAGCGGCGTGAAGGCGGCACTGAAGGCGCGCGTCGAGAGCGGCGAGATCACGGCGGAGCAGTACAAGGCCATCACCGGAGAAGAGGTGACGGCATGACGGAAACGGTCATCGTGGCTGTGCTGAGCCTGATCGGCACCATGGCGGGGGCGTACTTCGCAAACAAGAAAAGCGCGGCGCTCATTGCCTACCGGCTGGAGGAGCTGGAGCAGAAAGTAGCGAAGCACAACGGTTTGGTGGAGCGCACCTACCATCTGGAAGAGGCGGCGGCGGTCTTCGAGGAAAAACTGAAGGTGGCAAACCACCGCATTGACGATCTGGAGAGAGGGGCATGAAGGGCAGGCATCAGAGAAGACGGCCAAGTAAGACAACGACCACCAAGCGCATTGTGTGGGCGTGCCTTATCAACGGCATCGGCTGGGTGTGGTGCAGCTACGCTCTCGCCTTCCTCGGCAGGACGGAAATTGCGGAAAGCCTGAGCCGGACGGCGGTGACGGAGATCATCGGCGTGGTGCTGCTGTACTGCGTGAAGAGCCTGTTTGAAAAGCGGGAGAGCTTCGGCGGTATCGGCAGGAAGGAAGAACAGGTAACGGACTTATGAAAGGAGCAAGACCATGACGGACATTGCAATCGTGAGACTGGGTATCGGGCTGGTGCTGCTGATCGCGGCAAACATCGCCCTCGGCAGCGTGAACGCCTTCATGGAGGGCACATGGGACATGATGAAGTTCCGCAACGGCTGCATCAAGGGCGGCGTGGTGGCTGCGTCGCTCATCGCGGTGTACTACGCAGGCTGGCTGAACCCTGATCTGCTGGTCATCGAGGCGGAGGGACAGACGGTGAACCTGATGACGGCGGTACATATCGCGCTGCTGGCAGCGTTCACGGCGTATGCGGTGGATGTGCTGAAGAAGCTGAAGGACATGCTGAGCACCGCGACACCCGGCAAGGAGGAAGACCATGAGCAACAGTAAGCTGGTGTGCTACACCAAGCTCAGTCCGTACACCTACGGCAAGCGAAACCATGCAATCGACACTATCAGCATCCACTGCATGGCGGGGAACCTGAGCGTGGAGAGCTGCGGGCAGATGTTCCAGACGAGCAAATCCAGCAGCAACTACGGCATCGGCAGCGACGGGCGCATCGGCATGTACGTTGAGGAAGGATACGCGAGCTGGTGCACATCCAACAGGAGCAACGACAACCGCGCTGTGACCATCGAGGTGGCCAACTGCGCGAAGGGCGAGCCGTGGCCGATCACGGAGGAAGCCTACAGGAGCCTCATCAATCTGCTGGTGGACATCTGCCAGAGGAATCACATTCCTGAACTGCGGTGGAAGGGAGATCAAAACCTCGTAGGTCAGGTGGACAAGCAGAACATGACGGTGCACCGCTGGTTTGCCAATAAGAGCTGCCCCGGCAACTGGCTGTACGAGCATCACGGGCAGATCGCAAAGGAAGTAAACGAAAGACTGGAGGAAGAAAACATGGTGAGATATGAACGGCTGCGGGACATCAAGAACAAGGAGTTCCACGACATCATCGAAAAGCTGATGGATGCCAATATCCTCGGCGGGGACGGCAGCGACCCGACGGGCAACGAGGACATCATCGACCTGAGCCACGACATGGTGCGCACCCTTGTGCTGGAGTATCGCGGCGGGGCGTTTGACCGCAAGCTGAAGGCTGTGGGCATGGAGCCTGCGGTGAAGGACTAAGAGAGCGGCGGAGGCCGGTGCATTCCGCCGGTCTCCGCCTTCTGCGCGAAAGGAGGCATGAAAGATGCCATCAAACCTGCTGACGGCAGACACCACTTTCCCGACGCTGACGCAGGAGCAGAGCACGGACGAGAAGTTTGAGAAGATCACAAGCTATCTCTACATGCTGCTGGAGCAGCTGCGCTACAGCATGGGAAACCTTGACAAAGAGAACTTCAACGACGCGGGGCTGGAGGAGATCGCAAACATCATCACGGAGCCGGTGTATGTGCAGCTGAAGGATGACGAGGCAAATATCGCGGCGCTGACAGTGACGGCGGCGGGACTGGGCGCGCGGCTGAGCGACGCGGAGGGAAACATCACGCAGCTCACCGCCACCACCACAAGCCTGACAAGCCGCATCAGCAGCGCGGAGGGCAGCATCTCCACCCTGCAGCAGACGGCCACAAGCCTGACAAGCCGCATCTCGGACGCAGAGGGGAACATCTCTTCCCTGACGCAGACGGTGAACGGCATGACGCTGAGCGTGACCAACGGCTCATCCAGCTCCACCATTCGGCTTTTGGCCAACGGCGTGCAGCTGAGCAGCCAGTCCATCAGCTTCTCCGGCATGGTGAGCTTCACAGACCTGTCCACCAGCGGCTGGACGACCATCAACGGGGACAACATCACCACGGGCACCATCGAGGCTATCGACATCTACGGCTGCACCATCGAGGGCAGCACCTTCAAAAGCGTACTGAAAGCCAACGGAACCGTGGGCGGCGAGATCGAGTTCTGCTACCTGAACACCAACTATGTGGCGGGCGGCATCCGACTGGACGATCAGGGCGCGGGCACGGAGTACGAGCGCACATACCGCATGTTCATCTACACCAACTATGTGCAGGGCGTGGGCTTTGCCATGAAGCTGCAGAGTGCCAGCGGCATCAGTATGGAGGCGGACGAGAACGTGTTCCTGTATGCGGGGACGAGAATGACCATCAGAGGTGACAGTGGCATCTACCTGACGGGAGATGTGTATGTCAACGGGACGCTGCTTCAAGTGAGCAGCAGCTAAGGAGGGAAAGCATGTATTTGATCGAATGCGCAAACGCCTATCTGGCGGCGGTGCAGCTGCAGCAGAAGGAAATGGACTATCAGACGGCGTTTGCTGTGATGATGGTGAAGAAGCAGCTGCAGAGCCATGTGGAGTTTCTACAGAATGAGGAACTGAAGCTGGCGGAGAAGTACGCGGAGAAGGACGAAAAGGGCAATATCAAATGGACGGAGCGGGGCACCTTCCCTTATCGGGACGCAGACGCGGCGGCGGGATACCAGAGGGAACGCAGGGCGCTGGGCATGACGCAGGTGGAGGATGACTTCACGGTGCAGCACGCGCCGGTGCCGGAGAAGATCACGCCCATGCAGCTGGAAGCGCTGGAGAAGTTCATTGTGTTCGGAGGTGAGGGATAATGGCGACCGGGCTGCCATCCATGGCCTACGGCGACGGCATCAGCAAGCGCAAGCAGGTAAAGTTCGGCGGATACAACCACACGCTCGCAGCAGAGAACGGAGACCTGTGGGACATGGAGAATCTGACGAGCGACTTCTATCCCCTTTTAAGCCCGCGTACAAGGCGGTGGACATGTCGGACGCTGACGAAACCGAACGGTTTATATGCCCACGACGGGCTGTACTGGGCGGATGGAACGGGCTTTTACGCCGACGGCGAGCTGAAGGGCATCGTCACCGACGGGCACAAGAAGTTCACGAGCCTCGGCGCGTACATCGTCATCCTGCCGGACAAGAAATACTACAACCGCCTGACGGGCGACTTCGGCGCACTGGAAAGCAGCTGGAGCGGGAGCGCGAAGATTCAGGACGGCACCTACGCGGGCGAGGAAGCAAAAGCCAACACCATCTACGCTGTGGGTGCGGGAGCAAAGTTCAACGAGGGCGACGCGGTGACGATCTCCGGCGCGACGACGCATCCGGAGAACAACAAGACCGCCATTATCCGGGAGATTGACGGGGACAACCTGCGCTTCTATGAGAACACCTTCACCATCTCGGACGGCGGAGACAGCGAAACATTGCAACTCAGCCGCACGGTTCCAGAGTTAGACTATATCTGCGAGAATGAAAACCGGCTGTGGGGATGCAAGGGCGACACGATCTACGCCAGCAAGCTGGGCGACATCTTCAACTGGAATATATTTGACGGCGTGGCGACGGACAGCTTTGCGGTGGATGTGGCAAGCACCGGAGATTTTACGGCGTGCTGCAGCTATCTCGGCTATCCGTGCTTCTTCAAGGAGGAGCACATCTACAAGGTATACGGCGACAAACCGTCCAATTTTCAGGTGATGGGCAGCGCCAGCTTGGGCGTGGAAAAAGGCAGCGACGAGAGCCTTGCCATTGCGGGGGAGACGCTTTTCTACCTGAGCCGGACAGGCATCGTGGCATGGAGCGGCGGCATCCCGCAGAGCGTGAGCGCGGCATTCGGCACGCAGCGCTTCCGGAACGGCGTGGCGGGCAGCGACGGGACAAAGTATTTCGTCTCGCTGCAGGACACGACGGGGGTGTATCAGCTGTTTGCCTTCGACACCCGCACCAACCTGTGGCACCGGGAGGACAGCACGCAGGCTGTGGGCTGGGGCTGGAATGAGGAGCTGTACTGCCTTGATGCGACCGGCAAGCTCTGGATGAACGGCAACGCCAGAAGCGTGCCGCAAGGCGCGGTGCAGGAAGCGCTGGTGGCATGGAAGGCGGAGTGGGCGGACTTCTACGAATACACCACCTATTCGTCCTCTTCCGCGGCGACACCGGAGAAGAAGGGAATCGGAAAGCTGCTGCTGCGGCTGGAGCTGGATGAAGATGCAAGCGTGCAGATCGACATGCAGTTCGACAGCGACGGCGTGTGGAGGACGGTGAAGACGCTGCAGACGGAAGTGAAGCGCAGCTACTATCTGCCGATCATCCCGCGCCGGTGCGACCACTTCCGCATCCGGATGACCGGAAACGGCGGATGCAGACTGTATTCGCTGGTGCGGGAAGTGTACAACGGCAGCGAACTATAAGAAAGGGGCGGACTATGGCAAACAGATACACATACGACGATTTTCAGAAAGCAATGCAGAGCAGCGGCCTCGGCGGGCAGTTCTCTGACGCAGACCTGAAGCTGGCGCAGCAGAACCCGGACGCAGGAATGAGCATCCTGAAGTACAAGCAGGACTACAAAAACGCTGCCACGGACGAGGCACGGGCGCTGGCCAACCTCGGCGCGGAGGGCATCCGCTCCAGCTACGGCGGGTACACCGGCGGGCAGAGGGGCGCAAACTTCTACCTTGACCCGCTATCCCCCAAGGACTTCCAGAGCAGCGCAGCGCCGACCTACAAAAACAACTATGCCGACACCATCAGCGGCCTTTTGGACAAGCAGCTGGGCTACGGCAGCTATTCCTACGGCGAGGCGCAGCCGGAATACAACAACCGCTACGACGCGACCATTCAGGACTTGCTTGGCCAGATCGTGAACCGGAAGGACTTCAGCTATGACCCGGAGAACGACCAGCTTTACAGCCAGTACCGCAAGCAGTACACGCGGGAAGGCCAGAGAGCCACGCAGGACGCGCTGGGCGCGGCGGCAGCAGCCAGCGGAGGCATTCCGTCCAGCTACGCGGTAAACGCGGCGGCGCAGGCGGGCGACTACTACGCCAGCCAGATGACGGACAAAATCCCGGAGCTTTACCAGCTGGCCTACAACAAGTACATGAACGACTACAACATGAAGCTCTCTGACCTCGGCGCGGTGCAGGGTGCGGAGCAGAGCGACTACGACAAGTTCCTCAACGAGATGCAGCAGTACAACACCAACCGTGCCTTCGACTATCAGGCATGGATGGACGAGTACAACCGCATCAACAACGACCTGCAGACGGCGAGCGGGCTGGAGCAGCTGGACTACACCAAGTACCTGAACGATATGAACCAGTTCAATACCGATCGCAGCTTCAACTATGGGCAGCTGCTGGACGAGGTGAACAACCAGACGGCCAGACGCAGCGAGGCCATGAACAAGGCGCTGACGGCGGCGGAGCTGGGCGACAATTCGTTCCTGAACAATTTGGGCATCAACACCGACAACAACCCGACGGACTATGAGCGACGCTATCAGCTGGCGCAGCTGGCTGCACAGTACGGCGACTACTCCGGACTGCGGGAACTGGGCATCAACCCGGATGCAGCGGCGCTGAACCGATTTAACACCACGGCGGCGGGCAAGTCCCCTTCCAGAGGGAGCCGAAGCAGTGGAGGCGGCGGAAACACAACGCCGCAGGAGACCGAGACGACCGGGCTGAGCGCGCAGGACATCGCAGCGCTGAAGGCGGCCTACGGAACGAACATCGACGCTGACACATGGAACGGCATCCTGCAGAGCAATCCCGGCATTACGGAGGCAATGCTGACACAGGCGGGATTCACCAAGAGCGGCGGCGATTCCGGCGGCGGGAATATCTCCGGCGTGACCGACTACGACAGTGCCATTGCCTACATGAAGGCGGCGGGTGTGGATGGCAGCGTGCGCTCCGGCCTGATGACCAAGAGCGAGTGGAGCCGCAGGAAGGCATCGCTGCAGCAGTACGGCACCGGCGGTACCGAGGTAAAGAACTACAACAGCTACGCGGACTATATCAAAGATTACTGCGAATACGCCGCCAGCAAGTAAGGAGGACACGGTATGGCATCCTTTTCTGAGTGGAGCAACAACAAAATGAGACAGACGGCCGGCACGCTGCAAAAGGCGCAGACCTTTTCCACGTGGAGCAATCAGAAGCTGGGCAAGGCAGACACGCAGAAGAACCCTGCCAGCGGCAACACAGCCTTCGAGCGGAGCGGGAAAACCAGAGACGAGTATGACAGCAGCGTGCGGCAGAACTATGCCGCACGCGCAGCTGCATCTGATAAGCTAACGGAGAGCGAGTACAACCGCTCCACTGCCATGCAGCAGAAGTACGGCAGCTATCAGAACTACCTCGTGGGCGCGACGGCGGATGGGAAATACTATTCGCAGCCGAAGCTGGGCATGGATATGGAGCGGAAATACAACACCGTGACCACCTATGAGGCGAACGCCAAAAAGAAGGCGGAGGAGCTGCAGAACGCCAATGAGACGGCGGGCAATCTCTATACGAAGCTGAACGAGCTGAGTGGGAAGCTGCCGGAGTTGCAGCAGTACGCGGGCAGCAGCGCTATTGCGTCCGGGATTGTGCAGCAGATGCAGCAGGAATATGCCAGCACGCTGAAACAGTATGAAGACGCGACGAAAGCGGTGGATGCCGCTTATGCCGCCTATGAGCCTGCGTGGAACCAGTACAAGCAGGCGGCGGAGGACTATGAAGCCTACCGCACAGAGCAGCAGAACCTGTTCGACAACTGGAAGAAGACCATCCGAACGGACGAGAACGCCATCAACGCCGACCTGACGGCGGCGCAGAGCAATGTGAAGCGGCTGCAAGAGCAGCAAAAGGCGCTGCAGAAGCAGGCACAGCAGCTGATGAACAAGGTATCTTCCCGGCGCGGCGGGACGAATGAGCTGATGCAATGGAGCCAGCAGGCACAGGCGCTGCAGGCGCAGGCCAAGGCCATGGACGGCAAGATCGCGGAGGCACAGGGCGCGGCGGATTTGCTGCAGGAGGAGCTGGACTGGAAGAAATATTACCAGTATGCCGACCTGACCAGCGCGGAAGACTTTGGCGAAAAGAGCCAATACAAGAGCACGGCAAACGGAAAGAAGCGCTCCAACATCGACGTTCTGTTTGATAACTACAGTGACGATGCCAGCGGCTGGGATGACCCGCTGTATGAGTACATCAACGGCAACAGCGAGGCGGGCGCGTACATCACAAATCAAGCCGGGGCGAACTATGGCGGGGACAGCAACCCGCTGGGCGCTCTGTTCGGCATGGCGACGGAAAACAGATCGGAATCGCAGCAGATGACCGACGAAGAAGTGGCCATCTTCAACTATCTGTACGCCTCGCAGGGCAAGGACGCGGCACATGCCTACTATGACTACCTGACGGGCGATCTGAACTATCGCCAGCGGCAGGAAGAAGAGGCGTACTGGAGAGACTATGCAAAGGAATCTCCGGTGGGCAGCAGTGTGTTCAGCGTGCTGACTTCCCCGATGAAGGGACTGAGCTATCTCGGACAAGCGGCGGACTATCTCGGCACCGGAACCATTGACCAGAATGCGGCGTACAACCGCTTTTCCTACGCCAACAACGCCATTCGCAATCAGGTGGCGGAGACCATTGAACAGAGCGGGAACTGGGGGCAGGCGGGCAGCTTCCTGTACCAGACCGGCATGAGTATGGGCGACTTCCTGCTGAATACTGCGATCACGGGCGGATTCGGCGGAGGCGGCGCACTGAGCGAGGGAATGTCTCTTGCCGTTATGGGCACCGGTGCGGCGGCGGATGCCACCATTGCAGCGAAGGATAGAGGACTGACAGACACGCAGGCGTTCACACTGGGAACCATCGCGGGTGCGGCGGAAGTGTTTACAGAGAAGTTCAGCATCGAGGCGCTGCTGAAAGGCAAGTGGGAAGACGGAGCCATCAAATATATCCTGAAGAATGCGCTCACGGAAGGCGCGGAGGAAGTGGGCAGCGACTTCATCAACCTGTTTGCCGACATCCTCATCGCCAAGGACAAGAGCGAGTGGCAGCAGACCATCGACGCATATATGGCGGAGGGCAAGACGGAGGGCGAAGCCTTCGGCCTTGCAGTGGCGCAGCAGGCGGCGGAGATGGGGCTGGACTTCCTCGGCGGCGCACTATCCGGCGGCACCATGGCCACGGCGGGTGTGGGCATCGGAACGGTGCAGCGAAACGCCGGATACCAGCAGACCGGCAGCACGCTGCGCAATATGGGCGACGAGATGGTGAACAGCATCATCGAGACGGCGGAGACCCTTGATGAAAACAGCGAGGCATACAAGCTGGGACAAGAGCTGAAGAACAAGTTGAACAAGGGCAAGAAGCTGACGGATACGGAGATCGGCAGACTGTTTGCGGAGACCACCAGAATGCTGGAAGGGACGGAACCGACTGCAGGACAAACCGGAACCGCTCAGGAACAGACGAAAGGCGTGGTGCTGCCGACGGCGGAAGAGACCGGCGGAACGGAACTGCCGACAGCTGAGCAGGCAGAAACGCAGACGCAGCAGCGCACAACGGAGCAGGAACGCCAACCTGCGCCGCTGAGAGAGACCATGGAGGCTGATCGGCTGGGCGTTTTGCCGACGGCGGAACAGGCGGAAACGCGGCAGAGGGCTGCGAGAGCCGAGACGGAAACGGAACGCACGGGCATTCTTGCGGGCGTGGACGAGGACACCATCGCCAATGTACAGCGCATCGCCAACATCGTGGGGCGCGAGGTGGTGTTCTTCGACGAAGGCGCGGATAGCACCGGAGGAATGCACAACGGCTACTACAACCCGGCAGACGGAAAAATCTATGTCAACGCACGCAGCCAGAACCCGGTGGCGCAGATCATCAGCCACGAACTGACGCACAGCATCGAGGCAAGCGGAAGCTACAGCGATTTGCAGAAGCTGGTATTGAACCGCATCCGGCAGACCGGCGGAGACCTGCAGGCCATGCGGCAGCAGAAGGCGGAACTGTATGCGCGGCACGGCGAGAACCTGACGGACAACGCGGCCATTGATTCGGAGATCGTGGCGGAGTATGTGGAAAAGTATCTGCTGACCGACGAGCAAAGCATCCGCGCCATGGTGCAGCAGAACCGGACGCTGGGACGGCGCATCCTGCAGTTTATCAACGAGCTGCTGGCAAAGCTGGGCAACAGCGACGCGCAGGAGCGGGCGTTCCTGACGAAGGCGAAGAATTATTACCAGAGCGCCCTGCAGGAGACACAGAGCAGCTTCACCGCAGACATGCAGCAGCGAGCCGCTGCGCAGGCGCAGAATATGGACACGCTGCAGCAGCAGATGGCAAACGGGGAAATCTCTGAAGAGGATGCAGAAGCGGCGTTCAACGACATGTATGACCCGGAGATCGACATGCAGCAGGGGCTGGGCAGATTGCAGCACAGCTATGCCGGGGCGAACGCCAACGGCGCGAACCTTGAAAGCCTGCGGGAAGCGCAGGAGATGCAGCAGGCCGGAGCCGACATGGAGAGCATCCGCAAGGCGACGGGCTGGCACGAAGGCATGGACGGCAAGTGGCGCTTCGAGATCAACGACAGCAGGATGCAGCTGCGCACCGACGCGGCGGATATTCCCAACTACACCACGCTGGGAGAGCTGGTGTCAGCGCCGGAGCTGTTTGAAGCCTATCCGGATATGGCAGATTTGAGCGTGACATTCCACACGCTGGAGGACGGACAGAACGGCGGATACAGCCGGAAGTTTGACAGCATCGAGCTGAGCCGCGACCTGAAGAACAGGCCGGAGGCGCTGCTGAACTCCCTCATCCATGAGGTGCAGCACGCCATCCAGAGCCGGGAAGGATTTGCCAGCGGGGCAAACCCCGCCTACTGGAACCGGAGAATGGAAAGCGGATTTGACAGCAGGACGGCGGAGGAACGGCGCGAGGGCGCACGACTGCAGGAACAGTATGAGCAGATACGGGAGAGCGACCCGCAGTTCGTTGCGGCTATGGAAGAGCTGGATGCCATGGCACCGAAGGTGCCGCGCGGGAAGGTTGACCTGAACACATGGGAGCAGATCGAGCCAGACCCGCCGGAGTGGGTGCGCTACGACGAGCGCAGAGACCAGCTGGAGGAACAGTACGGCGACCGCGTGTGGGACTGGTACAGCCTGCGGGACAGCATCGACCGCAACGCGAGGAACGGAGGCCGGATGCCGACCGACCTGTACCGCGACACGGCGGGAGAGATCGAGGCGCGGGACACTGCGAAGCGACGGGAGCTGACGGCGCAGGAGCGCCGGGAGACATCGCCTGACTATGGCAGCGAGGACACGGTATTTGCTGACAGTGGGGATGGCTACGCCATCGGAAAGACCACGGACAACAAGCCGTTCGTGGAGGTGGAACAGGACATCCTTGCGGGCGTGCCGGAGGCAGACTGGGTGAAGACCGTCAAGGAGAACCTGAAGAAAAAGTTCCCCAACGGCATCACCGTGGGGAACAACGAAATTCAGATTGACGGCAGAAGCAGACAGGAGATGACTTTCTCCCGGTACATGCAGTGGCTCTATAACAACGACCCGCAGCTGCACGCGGACAAGCTACGCGCCACGGACAATGCCGACGAAATCCTGCGCGCAACGACGGACTGGGTGAACGAAGGGCTAAACCATCCGCGCAAGGACAGAATCACGGACTTCGCCAGAGGTAATGTGTTGCTGCGAGTGGGCGGAAACGACTACACGGCGGACGTGGTGGTAGGCACGAAGAAAAATGGAAGCATGGCACTGTACGATGTGCTAAACCTGCAGCCGACCTCTTTTACAGAAAAAGAGGCGGATGCAGCAATAAGCACGAACCCGTCACCGGGAGCTGCCAGAAGCACTGCATCCGTCTCTGACGATAGTGTAGCAGAGAAGCTGCCGCCTGTCAAGAAGCGCTTCTCCATCGACGAGCCGGTGGAGCGGACGAAAGACCTGATTGCCGTACACAACAAGGACTGGTCTGTTATTCGTGACGCGGCCTTGAACTGGGGCGGCATCCCATCCCCTTCCGTGGCCATCGTGGACGCGGCGGAGGGGCACACGAAGTACGGAGATACCAGCGTAGTGTTCCCACGTGCCACCATAGACCCGGAGGCAGACCCGCGTAACAAGGTGTACGGCGGCGACGCATGGACACCGACAAAGGACAATGCGCTGGTGGAGCGCGAGGTGAACTACGAGGCGCGGCGGGCGTTCGATGAGAACATCAAGAACCTGTCCAGCCAGTTTGCGGGCGGCGTTTTCCAAGGCAGCGGCACGCTGGGCAAGATCGGATTGGAGAATGAGACCAGATGGGAGCCGGAAGAGATCGCCGACAAGCTGGCGAACCATCCGGAGGTGCAGGCGGCATTCCTTCAGAGCGAGGGCAAGAGCCTTGAACCGGTGTACCGTGACAAGCAGTTCGACCGTTTCTTCAGCAACGCAACCATTCAGCGGTACCTCGACGCGGTGGGCGAACAGGAAGTGGCGCGGCTGGCGGTGAAGCTGATGACCGGCGAGCGCCTGACGGCGGAAGAGATGAAACCGGCGGAACAGGCCATCCGGGAGGTCTATGCAGAGGAACACGCCAACTTCCTGAACCGCAGACCGGAATCCAAGGAGAAGCGCATCGACTACTACATGAAGAACAATGTGTTCCCTAACCGGGTGGAGGACTTCATCCGGAGCACGCAGGAGTTCTATGAGAGCGGCGGAAGCGCGGGCGAGATCGACAAGGAAGCCACGGCGGCCAAGATGATGGAGATGATCGCACCGGGCGGAAGCTGGAACGATGCGCTGCGGACGGTGAAAGACTGGGTGCAGCCACAGCTGGAGGGGCTGCTGGGCGAGCGGGGCATCTACAACGGCGAGGATGCAGTGACCGACAGCGGCAGACGCAGCTTTGCACAGACACACTGGGACTACACGGCGGAGAACATCGTGAAGGCCATGAACATGGCGGCAGCCAAGGGCGCGAACATGTACGGCGTGACACCGGAGACACTGGCGGCAACGGCCACGCGGGAATATCGGAACGTGGACGAGATGCACGCGGACGAGGCGAGACTGCGCACGGTGAGCGAAGAGGAACACGAGAAGGCGCTGCGAGACCTCGGCATCTATCTTGACCGTGTGGTGAACGATCTGATGCTCACCACGATGCACAAGTACGACAACAGCTTCGAGGAGGAGCAAAACCTGAGCGGCATCATCGCAGAAGCGGCCAAGGGGAAGAAAACCGTGGCGGCGGTGAAGGCGGCGTTCCGCAAGGAAGGTTATGCCATATCCGACGGGCACGCCAAGAGCATCCTTGCGCTCATTGACCGCGCAGCCAACATCCCTACGGGATACTACGAGGCGAAGGCGCAGAGAGTAGTCCCCTTCAGCGAGGCGGCGGCCATCATCGCGCCAACCAGCGCACCGGCGGAAGAGATCGCAGCGGTGAAGGCGGCCACGGGCGTGAACATCATACAGTACGAGACCGGCAACGACGAACAGCGGAAGGCGCTGGTGAACGGGCTGGAGGGGGTGAAGTTCTCCATCAGCGAGGACAGTAACGGCAGGCAGCTGACGGAAGCACAGCAAGAGTTCTTCAAGGACAGCAAAGCGGTGGATGGCGAGGGACGGCTGCTGACGCTCTACCATGGAACCGGAACAAAGTTTACGGTCTTCGATAAGGCACACATCGGGGAAAACTTTGCAGACAGAGGCAGTGATCTCGGATTTTACTTTAGCCCATACATTGAGGATGCAACCGGGTATGCACGAGAGGCGACCGGCTACAAGGGCAAGGGGGAAATCATGCAGGTTTATTTGAACCTGAAAAACCCGCTTGTCATTGAGGACGAAGGCTGGGGCAGTGCAATCGGACAGGCAGACATCCGGCACGGAGACCTGAAGCGCTGGGCGCAGGAAGGCGGGCATGACGGTATCATCGTAAAGTCCACTGACATCGAGATGGACGACAACGGAACGCCGGACGCGGTATACATCGCCTTCTCCCCGGAACAGATCAAGAGCGTCACCAACGAAAAACCGACAGACAATCCGGACATCCGGTTCTCTATCAGCGAAGGCGGAGAGTATGACGGAGCGGTCAAACTGAAGGAAAGCACCATTGACACCTACCTGAGAGACTATGCAGCAAAGAGCAGCCCGAAGTATGCGAAGGCGTACATTGCCTACATGACACCGGATGACTTCCTGAACCTGACCACCAGCGAGGGCGGACGGCAGATCGTGGAGCAGCACAGCAAGGAACTGGACGCGGAGAAACTGGGCGAAGCCACAAGGTGGCAGCCTATCCAGCTGAACATCGACCACGAAACAGGAGAGGTACAGGGACATGAGGGGCGGCACCGCGCGGTGGCCATGCGGAATGCAGGCGTGGAACAAATCCCGGTGCTGCTGTTCGATTCCTCCAACAAGTATTCCAAGAGCGAGATCGGAGAGCTGACGCTGACCGGGCAGGACTTCGGTGGCACATGGTCTGACGCGGAGGTGCGGGTGCATAACCTGCTGCCGCTGAGCTTTGAAAACCGCGATGCGGTGGTGGAGCGTTTCACTATGCCAACTGATGAACGGACGCTGCAATATTCCGTCACAGAGGAGGAAACGGCGGAGGCGACGCTGCCGACGGCGGAGGACGAAGAGAAGAAGAACAGCATCCGTACATCGCTGCCGAAGAAGGCACAGGACTACCTGAAGCGGGCTGAAAACGCCCTTGTTGGGCGCGTAAGCCGCGCGCTGAGCGTGCCGCGCTTTGCACAGAGGGAATACCTGCAGAAGATCGTGCAGCAGATCAGCGAGGAGTACCTGACCACCGGGCGCGTTTCGGAAGAGACGGCGGCGGAGCTGTTTGAGCAGGCATACAGCGAGGGCATTGTGGTGGATGAGGAGTTCTACCAGCAGTATAAGGACATCAAAGATCACCTTCGCACGCAGGCTGTGACCATATCGGAGGAAGACAAGCACGACATTGCGGACTTCAATGACTTCAGAAAGAGCGCCTTCGGGCGGCTGCGCATCGTCAACGAGGGCGGGCTGCCGGTGGATGTGGCGTATCAGGAGCTGCAGGACATGGCACCGGAGCTGTTCCCGGATGATCTGACGCATCCGGCTGACCAGCTGGTGCGCATGTTTGAAGTGGCGCAGAGCATCGAAAAAACGGAGAAATCCCTGAGCGAATACTATGGACGGGATGCGGAGGAGTTCAAGCGCTGGGCGAAGAATGACTTTGATGCTGCCATCGGAGACACCATTGGAGACCTGCGCACTGTGAAACGCTATGCTGACGAGCGTGCGGCAAAGGCAAACGCGGCGGCGGAGACACCGATGACGACGGAACAGGTCACAGAAGCCTACAAGCAGCTGAAGAAGGCGCGGTGGGAATCGGAGAAAGCAAAAGCGAAGAACCTGCTGACCGACCACGACAATGTGCAGCTGGGACGGCTGCTGAAGGGCGAGATCGAGCTGGAGCACCTTGACCCGAAGACGGACAATGTGAAGGGCATCACCGCTGTATACGAGGCTACGACGGAGTATGAACGGCTGGTGAAGCTGCTGGCGGAGTACAAGCAGAGCCAGCGGGCGAAGCTGCGGGAAGAGGCGGACAAGTTCTTAGAGACGGCAAACGACTGGAAGGACAAGAAAGCTGGTATTCTCTATTCCCGCGAAACGATGGAGCGCAATATCCTTGACATCGTGAAGGACAAGAAGCTGGCGCAGGAGATCATTGCAGAGTATTTCACACCGGTGCACGAGGCGCAGGCAAAGTCCACGCGACTGAAGAACAAAATGCGCGAGCGGGTACAGGCGCTGAACCTGAGCACCAAAGAAACGAAGGCCATGCAGAAGGTGGGGAAAATCTCTGAAGCACACGCCGTGCAGCTGCTGGGCGAAGCGATGGACAACATCCGGATGCTGGAGAACAGCAGAGGGCACATGGCGGAGCGGGACGGCAAGACGCTGAGCGACTGGCGCGGTATTGTGCAGGAGATGTGGAAGCAGAACCCGCAGCTGGACAAGGCAAAGATCGAGCACGCGGTGGAGGAGTTCCGAAGCATCTACGACGAGCTGTTCCAGCAGATGAACGAGGCCAGAGTACGCAACGGGTACGAGCCAGTGAACTACCGCAGCGGCTACTTCCCACATTTCCAGCCGGGTGACGGCGACGGCATCATGGGACTGTTCGGCAGGGCATTGGGCATTGACACACAGGTGACGGCACTGCCCACCACCATCAACGGACTGACGCACACCTTCCGACCGGGCATCCAGTGGTTCGGCAATGCACAGCAGCGCCTCGGCTTCGACACGGCCTATGACGCGGTGGAGGGCTTCGACCGATACATCGAGGGCGTGGCGGACGTTATCTATCAGACCGACAACATCCAGAAGCTGCGGGCACTGGCGACGCAGGCGCGCTACCGCACCGGCGACGAGGGCATCCGCAAGCAGGTGGACACGGTGTACGCCGACACGCGGCTGACAGAGGAAGAGAAACGCAGCAAGATCGACAGCATCTACGAAGACGGGCGGTTTGCGCTGTCGAACTTCGTGGTGGAGCTGGAGGAGTACACCAACCTGCTGGCCAACAAGAAGAGCCGCGCAGACCGCAACATGGAGCAGGCACTGGGCAGAAACATGTACAACCTTGTGAAGGGACTGGAGAGCCGCGTGGCTGCCAACATGGTGGCCATTAACCCGGCATCGTGGCTGACCAACTTCATCCCGCTGACGCAGGGAGGCGCGATGCTTGACCGTGGGGAACTGCTGCGCGGCATGTGGCAGACGCTGCAGAGCTTCAAAGAAAACGACGGCATTGTGGATGCGTCTGCCTTCCTGACCAACCGTAAGGGCAGCGACCCGCTGGTGCGGACATGGGCACAGAAAGCATCGGCCACCATGTCTTCGCCGATGGAGTATATCGACCAGTTTACCGCCGGAAGTCTGGTGCGTGCGCGGTACAACCAGAACCTGAAGCGCGGGATGAGCGAGACTGCCGCCATGACGGAGGCGGACAACTGGACGGCGGGCGTGATGGCTGACCGCAGCAAAGGCTCCACGCCGACACTGTTCAATCGGAGCAATCCGATGACGAAGGTCTTCACGCAGTTCCAGCTGGAGGTCAACAACCAGCTGAGCTATCTCTTCAAGGATATGCCGCGCGCATACAAGGAGAAGGGGGTGGCGGCGCTGGCAATGGCGCTGTTCAAGTTCTTCCTCGGCGCATGGCTGTACGATGAAGTCTACGAATATTTCATCGGACGCAGACCGGCGCTTGACCCGCTGGGCATCCTGAACGACACCGTGGGCGACATCACCGGATATGAGCTGCCGAACCTTGTGGAGCTGGGCGTAGGTGCTGTGACAGGCGATATGCCGTCTTTTGAGACGGAGAAGAAAAACGCCTACGACACCGTGACCGAAACGCTGGGCGATGTGGCGGAGGAATTGCCGTTCATCGGCGGCGTGCTGGGCGGCGGGCGCGTCCCGATCAGCAGCGCTCTGCCGGATTGGGACAACCTGCTGAAGACTGTGACGAGCGACACATGGAGCACCAAGAAGAAGCTGGCCACGGCGGGCAAAGAACTGATGAACCCGCTGACCTATCTGGCGCTTCCATTCGGCGGCGGACAGCTGAAGAAGATTTACCAAGGACTGAGCGCAACGATCAAAGGGGGAAGCTATTCGGTGGATGCCGAAGGCAATGATCTGCTGCAGTACCCGGTATACAACGATGACCCGTGGCAGGCTGCACTGAACGCGGGGCAAGCCATGCTGTTCGGGAAAACCTCACTGAAGACCGGAAGAGACTGGGTAGAGAGCGGATTCAAGAGCTTTGGCGCAAAGGAGACTGCCGCCTATCAGGGAATGACGGAGGCTGGCGTGCCGGAAGAAGATGCGTACAACCTGCTGAAGGAACTGCGCGGAACGAAGAAAACGGAGACGGAAAGCAAGGCCGAAGCGGAACGAAGAGTGCTGCAGGCCGCAGACATCTCCGGCGACGGAAAGAGCGTGGCCTATTATGGGCTGATGGCAACCGACAAGGAACGGGAGCTGATGGACGCACTGGCCGACAGCGACGCAGACATGGGCGCGGTGACGCAGGTGCTGCTGGATGTTAAAAACGCGGGAAGCCTGAAAGGAGCAGAAGCATCCAACGCAAAGCGCACCGCACTGGCGGAAAGCCCGCTGACGGACGACGAGAAGCGGGAGATGTACAGATACCTATTCGGCGAGAAGCAGGAAGACGGCAGCTACACCACGAGCCGAGACGATGACATTATGGCATTCGAGCAGGCGGGACTGGACTTTGATACGTTCCTGAAGGTGCAGAACGAGTACACCACCGTCAACGAGAAGTACAGCGGCGCATCAGAGAAGGCGGTGGAGTTCTCCCGCTGGGTGAACAGTCAGAATCTGGCCGCAGAGCAGGCGGAAACCGTGCGGGACTGCTTCAAGTATTACAGTCAGATTCCGGCGGAGGCAGCACGGTACGACAGCTTCGTTTCGGCGGGACTGAGTGATGACGCAGCCTATGAGCTGGCAAACAGCCTGAACGCACTGGAGCCGGAGGACGGCAAGGACAGCGTGAGCGGCCTGCAGCGTTACCGCGCAGTGGTGGATGCGGGCTTGAGCACCGAAGAGCAGATGAACGTGCTGGGCGAGATGATGCAGGAGAGCGAGTACAGCAAGCTGCAGACGGGATACAGCTACGGCGTGACACCGGAAGCGTATGTCGCATTCCGGGAGCTGCTGCCGAAGTTCGACTTTGACGGCAACGGCACGTTCAAGCAGGAAGAGGTGGAAGCGGCCATTGATTCTATGGGCGGCGGCGGTAACGGTATCGTACTGCCGGGAGCAGGCGGCGGGCAGAGCCTGACGGTGACGCAGCAGGCTGCACTGTGGCAGCTGGCAAACAAGAGCTGGAAGCCTGCGAAAAACCCGTACAGCACCAGCGTGGGGCAGAAAGTCTACGATGCGCTGAATGCTGAGACAGAGAGCGGCATCGTGCTGCCGGATGGCACAAGCTACACCGGCGGGCTGGTACTGCCGAAGGGATAAGACAAGAACACCGCCGGGGAGACCCGGCGGTGTTCTGCTTCGTTATCAGCTCAGTATAATTGTCAAAAGCCCATATTCCCAACAATCAATGCAGGGAGAATAGCCTTTATATTCTGCCAACTCGGTGTTGTATATCCAATACTCGCGCCCTGCAATGTGATGGCAGCCATAGTGGTGATAACGATAGCCTTCTTCCGTGACGATACAGGCGCCATTGCGGAAGAAGCGCAGCTCATCGTAATAAGCAGACAGGATTGCACTGCGGCCAGCAGCATCTCCGTCGGCATAGCCGGTGCTGTAGCCATCTTTACACCCGGCATCATAGCCGCTTTCATAAGCGGTACTTTCGGCATCTGCATAGCCTTCTTCATAACGGTCACGATATTGCTCTTCCAACTGAGCCTGTAAGCCATCGACTTCGGCAGACGCACTGCCGCATCGGAGAGCAAGGAGAACCGTTGCACAAACAAGGATAAATATAGCCAGCTGATAGCCGACGACATCGCGGCGGACGGGCTTACGATTTGGCTCAATGGTAACAATATCTTCGGGCTTCTCTTTCGAAACACGCTGCTGAAGGCGATGAATGATGAGGCGCGGCGCGAGATATACACCGAGAAAGTAGACGCAGACTGTCAACAGCCCGGAGCCGATACCGCCGAGGGCAGGAAACACACCGGACATGGAGAGAGCAACAAGCGCGGCGCTGGAAATCAGAAGACCGCAGCTATATACGAGCCATTTCATAGGTATACCTCCAAAAAATATTTTCCGTCTAATCATCTTTTTTATAAGATTAACACGAAGACATGGTAAGTTCAAGCAAGAATATGCAAAAGATGATTATGAGGAGGCGGAGCTGTGCGGCTGTATACACTGGGAGATCGCTTTAATCTATGCGGCGAGCGGGTGCGCGAGGCGCGAATGCGTATGGGCTGGTCACAGGAAGAGCTGGCGGCGAAGCTGCAGCTGGCCGGTCTTCAGCTGGGACAGATGGCCGTGAGCAGAATTGAAACCGGCAAGCGCGTGGTGCCGGACTTTGAGCTGCCGATACTGGCCGAGGTGCTGCGCGTGAGCACGGACTGGCTGCTGGGAAAAGAATAATCCCTCCACCTGCGGGCGGAGGGATTTTGCATATATTGACACCTGCCGTAATCAGCTTTAGAATAAGCGCAAGAAAGCGCAAAGGAGAAACACGGCATGGAGAGAAAGTTCAAGCGGTTCCACCACCTGGCCTACACTGACAGACTGAAGATCGAGCAGATGTACAACGGCGGAGCCGGGATTCAGGAGATCGCGGACGCGCTGCGCGTCAACTACACCACCGTGTACCGGGAGCTGAAGCGTCCGGGCGTGATGTACGACCACCTGAACGGCGACTACACCACGGACAAGCGCTACTCCGCCGACATCGCGCAACAACAGTATGAATACGGAAAGACCGCCAAGGGCAGACCGATCAAGCTGGGGAATGACTATGCGCTGGCGGACTACATTGAGCGCAAGATCGCTGACGAGGGGCGCAGCCCCGCTGCTGTCCTGATGGACATTGAACTGGAGGGAAAACAGTTTTCCGTGCGCGTGTGCGAGAAGACCATCTACAACTACATCACGAACGGCGTATTTCTGAACATCACCAACAAAGACCTGCCGCTGCATGGAGAGACCAAGCGCGGATACAATCGTGTGCGCTCGGCATCGCGTCCACCGCAGGGCGAGAGCATCGAACGCAGGCCGGAGGAAATAAACCAGCGGGAAGAGCCGTTTCACTGGGAGATGGACACTGTGAAGGGCAAGCAAAAGACGAAGAAGTGCGTGCTGACACTGACGGAGAGACTGAGCCGCAACGAGATCACGCTGCCCATGTACGGCGCGACCATGGAGAACGTGGTGGCGGCGCTGAACGGACTGGAGCGGAAGTATGGCGCGCTGTTCAGCAAAATCTTCCGCAGCATCACCGTGGACAATGGCAGCGAGTTCTCTGACTGTAAGGGCATGGAGACTTCCATCTTCGGCGGGCAGCGGACGAAGATGTACTACTGCCACCCGTACAGCAGCTATGAGCGCGGCAGCAACGAGAATCTGAACAAGATGTTCCGGCGGCTGTTCCCGAAGGGCACGAACTTCGACGAGGTGCCGGACGAGGAGATCATCGCAGCGGCAGACTGGATGAACAACTACCCACGGGAGATTTTGGGACGGACAACGGCAGCCAGAGCGTTCAATGAACAACTTGCACAAATCATGGCGTGAAAGTCTGGCTATTTTTTAATTGAAAAATCTTGCGATAAGTATTGCATTTTGCAACAACGCGATTTTTGCGATATGGTCTTGCAAAGCCGCGCGGGAATGCCTATAATAGAGCATAC